ATTTAATCGTATGGTTGATTGGATTGCATCCAGACCACAGATACAAGAAGAAATGACAGAACAAATTGCAGATATGATTGAAAAGGAAACTGAAGCAAAAGGTGTGGCTGTTGTTGTTAAAGCAGAACATTTTTGTATGACAGCACGAGGTGTTAAGGAACATGAAAGTGATATGTTGACATCTGTTGTTCGTGGTATCTTTCGTGATGAGCCACCAATTAAAGCAGAGTTCTTTTCTTTGTTAAGTACCATGAAAGGCATGAAGTAATGGTCAATATGATAACTAGTGGTAAACAGAAAGTAACTGGTAAAACAGTTCTTTTGTTTTCTGGTGGTATGGATAGCTTAATGTTTGATTATTTATTAGATCCTGATGTATTGTTGTATATTCCAACAGGAAGTGAATATCAAGACATAGAAACTAGTAAACTGCGTTTGCTTACGCAAAAGGGCTATATAGATGAAAGTAAGATAGTTAGTTTGTATGGTACTTTGAATTTAAGAGAATATGAACGTGATGACGCAATTGTTCCAAATCGTAATGCTCATTTAATGTTGTTAGCTTCTATGTATGGAGAAACTTTAATACTTGGAAGTGTACAAGGGGATAGATCGTATGACAAAGACCCTATTTTTTATGAAAAGATGACGGACTTGTTAAATCATATGTGGAAAGAACAGCATTGGACTGAGGAACGTATTTTTACAGTTAGTTCACCATATAAAGATAAAACAAAGACAGAAATTGTTAAAGAGTATTTAGATAAAGGTGGAAGTGCAGAAGCATTATTAGATTCGTGGAGTTGTTATGACCCACAAGTAGAATATCTTTTACATCCAGAGGTAGCTTGTGGTTGGTGTAAACCATGTTTTCGTAAATGGATTTCACTTCATAACAATAAAATAGATATACCAAAAGATTATTATAAGAATGATCCTTGGGAAGCACCATGGCTTCCAGAGTTAAAACCAAAACTGTTACAGGAAATATACAGAGGTGCAGAGGACAAGGATTGGATTGCAGCTTTATTTGATAAGGGGAAACTATGAGAGACGCAATATATATTCCAGCATATAGTGATGGTTTGATGACTTTGTTGGAGAATGATGATACTGCAATACAAACAAAATATCAATCAGCTTTTGATAAAAAGAAATCATTGAGAATTTATAAACATGATAGTGATTCTTATTTCAAGAATTACTTTATGTTAATTTCAGCTGGTACTCAACACAATAAAAAAGATTTTAGAAAAAAGATTCAATCAGAGAGTGCTAAAGTGTTTGTTGATAGTGGTGGTTATCAGTTAGCACATAAAACTGTCAATCATAAAAAATATACAGATGATGTAGCTCTAAAGTGGTCTGAAGAAAATGGTGATATATTTCCAATATTAGATAGACCAACTTTTACATTGGGAATGATGAGAGAGGGTAAACCAGTATCACCTTACAAAGATTATCAGGAGTGTTTAGATTTATCTGTTAATTCAGCAAAACATTATGCAGAGAATCGAAGTAGTTCTAAATCAAAAATATTAAATGTTATTCAAGGCCAAACTATACCACAAGTTAAAAAGTGGTATGATGAAATATCAAAATATGAATTTGAAGGTTGGGCATATGGTGGTACAAGAGGAAACTTGGGTAGGATTGTACCAGCAATATTATTTTTAATTAAGAATGGTGAGTTTGAAAGACCAAAATGTAATTTATTTCATATCTTTGGTGTAACATCTAATGAGAGTATGATTTATTTTCAATATCTTCAAATGTTGTTAAATAAGCATAACATTGATGTTCAACTAACATATGATTCAACTTACTGGAATCGGACTGTTGTTTTTGGTGGGTACTTTACTGAGGCAAGATATATTACTGGAACAGGTATGGCTTCTATGAATTGGCCTAATACAATTAGTTATAACAATCTTTCAAAAGATTTTAAGATGCCTTGTCATTGTCCAATATGTAAAGATTGCACAGATGTTTATTCGTTATTCAATCAGTATAAGAAAAATAAAGAGGGCAAAGAAATTGTAGTGTTTAGAGATTTTAACATGACTATGGCTTTTCATAATTTATATTTACAATTAGAATATCTTGAAAATGTTACAAGAATTTTAAAGTCTGATATGAAAGAAATATATTTTGAGTTTTTTCCAAAGAAAATATATGAGAATTTATTGTTTTTGGATAAAGTATTTGATGATATTTCAAAAGATTGGGAACCTCAATGTAATCATAGATTCTCAACAGAGGGAGCAACATTGGAGGGATTTTTCTAATGATGAAAGTTCTCGCATTTGATTTAGATGATACACTTATTAGTGGATGGCCACCTAATGATAAACGAACAAAGGTAGCTGGCCAGTTAGATATTTTATTTGAAAATCCTCATTATTTTATTGTTGTTTATACTGCAAGAAGTTATACAATATTCCATGAAACTAGAGATTTATTGAGAAAACATAATATTAAGTATCATGCTTTGGTTATGGAAAAAATAAGAGCTGATTACTATATTGATGATAAAGCACTTGGTATTGAAGAAAATCTTGTTGATTTGATTACGAATGGATATAATTGATATTATAAATACATAATGAAGGGAGGTAGGACCGATGGATGAACCAAAACCAGATAAAGATGGCAATATACGCATTAAATTGAATGCTGATGATAGTGCATTAATTGTTCGTGCTGATGGTACGGTTGAAGTTGTCAGCCGTGAAATGTCTGAAACTGAAAATGGTTATGTAGGTGATGTTGAAGATTTAAATAAAACTTTTTCACTTGTTTTAGCATTAGCTGCATCATTGGAAGATGAGTCCTTATATGCCATGATTTTTAATAATTTAAATACAGTTTTAATGAAACAATGGGATCAGTTAGATGATGCAAAGAAGAAAGAAATTACAGAAATAAGACAACGAAAAGATAATGAACAAAGTGAAGAAGAACGCGAAGAAAAAGATAAAAGAATAGATGAGTTCAGAGATAGGATGAATCGTCATAGACGAGGACATTGGGAAGAACAGCAAAGACGGATGATGCAGGATTTACATGATGAGGCTGAACAAGAGTTTTTTAGAAGGCATGGTAGAGAATTTATGAGGCCAGAGCAAAAAGGACCTAGAAAAAGAAAACCGTCATTAAGAAATCTCAGAAATGTAAAGTGGAACCCCTATGATAAAACTTTACAAGCAAATTTTAAAGACTATCGTGCAGATGCCCCACCTGAGGAGGAAGAATGAACCCCTTTGAATATGCGAATGACTTGATGGTAAAAGAAGGTTATGATGAGGATATTGAGCAACGGAAAGATTATAAAGAGTTTTTGATAAATCGCTCCATATCTTATCAACCTGATTTGATTCACATTGTTAATGAGATAAACAGATACCCTGATGTTGAAAAGAAATTACATTATGATTTTCTTCAAGGTGCTATTCCGAAGAAAAAACGCCCAAAGAAGTTCTGGATAAAGGGGAAGAAACTAGAAAATATAGAATTAGTTAAGGAATTTTTCAAGTATAGTAATTCTAAAGCTACAACAGCATTATCAGTCCTTACTGATGGTGATATAGATTATATAAAGAGTAAGATGAATAAGGGTGGAATGTCCTAATATTATAAATATTATGTAGTATTTCTACATAAATTTATGACTTGAAAGGGACAAGCCAATGACAGATATTATTAAATGGACTATGGAAGATATGATTGAAGTGAGATTAAAAGAAGATGATGATTTCCTCAAAGTTAAAGAAACTCTCACACGAATTGGAATAGCTTCACGAAGGGAAAAGAAGTTATATCAATCTTGCCATATACTCCACAAACAAGGTAAATACTATATTGTTCATTTTAAAGAATTGTTTGCTTTAGATGGTAAGCCTACGAATCTTTCTGAGAACGATATTGAACGCAGAAATACAGTTGTAAATCTTCTTCACGAATGGGATTTAGTAGAAATCGTTATTCCAGAAAAAGCACAACCAACTGTATCAATTCGACAAATGAAAATTTTACCATTTGGAGAAAAATCTGAATGGGATTTACAGGCCAAGTATAGTATTGGTAATGTTGGAATGAAAACGACTAATGAGACTGATAGTGCTACTGAAATAAGTGATGACGTTTTTAAATAGATGGATTATTATTAGTAGTCTATTTTTAATGGGATGTGTAGGTGCTTCCGTGTTTGCAGCTTCTACTGGAGGTGCTGTTCTTTCCAATTATATTGGTGAAGGTATTAAAAATTTAGATTTAAAGGAGTATCCTGTGAGTGTAAAAATTGTAAAGTTATTGAGTGGTGAAGAACTAATCGGTATGTTTGATGAAGCGACATATACAATTAAAAATCCTGTCGTAATGATTCCCGTGAATAATGAAAAGATAGCTTTCAGTCCGTGGATGCCTTATGCCGAGGACAAGGAATTTCAATTAAAGGAAGCACAAGTTTCAGTTATTGCAGTTCCAAGTAAAACTATTACAAATGAATATAATAGAGCCTTTGGGAGTGGTATTGTTATGCCCTAGCTTTTTCCTTGTATTTTTGAATCTTATTTGGTATAATATATATTATGAAGTTTTATACATACGTTGCTAAAGTTGGGAATAGAATATATACCCGTGAAATAGATAATAAGGGTAAATGCTACTCTGGTTATTTTAATTTTAAACCAACCTTGTATCTTCCAGCACCACAAGAACAATCCAATTACAAAAGTTTAGATAATAAACTTCTTAGTTCATATACTTTTGATTCAATTAAAGATTGTCGAGAATTTATTGAAAAGTATGATGGTACTATAAATTATTCTATTCTTGGTAATCGTAATTATGTTTCTCAATATATAACAGAAACATATCCTAATTTAAAATGGGATTCTACAAAAATTCAAATCTATAATATAGATATTGAAACTTCTATTGAAAATGGTTTTCCAAATATTCGTATAGCTAATTCTGCTATAACTTCAATTACAATTTATAGCAGTTTAGAGAATAAGTATTTTGTCTTTGGTACGGGTGATTATACACCAGACCAACCCGATAAGAATATAAATTATTTTCAATGTGAACACGAATTTGAAATGATGGAAGTATTTTTGAATTGGTGGGCAGATAATATTCCAGATATTATTACAGGATGGAATTGCAAGTTTTTTGATATTCCATATATCGTTAATAGGTTAGAAAAAATAGGTCTTGAATCTAAATTTTTATCACCAATAAAAAATCTATATGAAAAGAATATAAACATTGCTGGTAAAGAAAATCAAACATATTCTATATCTGGTGTTTCTGTTTTAGATTATTTGGATTTATATAAAAAGTATACCTATAAAATTAGAGAATCATATCGTTTAGATTATATTGGTAAAGTTGAATTAGGCTTTAGTAAAGACCAAGATGAAATCCCGGGCTATGAGCTTTATAAGACAGATTATCAAAAGTTTATTAATTACAATATAAGAGATGTTGAAATTGTAAAAAAACTTGATGAAAAAATGAAGTTGCTAGATTTAGTAATTACTATGGCATATGATTCTGGCATTAATTTTGAAGATGTATTTTCTCCTGTCAAAACATGGGAGAGTATTATATACAGATTTCTCAAAGAAAAGAATATAGCTATTCCAGTTAAATCGGAAGAAAGTGAGCCAAGAACTATCGAAGGTGGATATGTTAAAGATCCTCATGTTGGATTACACAAATGGGTTGTGAGTTTTGATTTAAATTCTCTATATCCACATTTGATTCAACAATACAATATAAGTCCAGAAACTTTATATGAAGATGTTGTATGTGCTGATTCTAAAAATATTGGTGTTGAAGGATTATTAGAAGAAAAGTTAGATACAGCTTATCTTAAAACAAAGAATATAACATTAACACCCAATGGTGTTCATTTTAAAACAAATGAACAAGGATTTCTTCCACAGTTAATGAGTAAAATGTATAATGACCGAGTTGTTTTTAAGAAAAAAATGTTGAAAGAGCAACAAAAATTAGAGAGTGGTGATTATAAAGATAAACAAAAAGTGATTAATAATATAGCAAAATATAATAATATTCAGATGTCGAAGAAAATATTATTAAATAGTGCCTATGGTGCATTAGCAAATCAATATTTTCTTTATTATTCACCAGAACAAGCTGAATCTATTACAATGTCGGGGCAGTTGTCTATTAGATGGATCGAAAAACATATAAATAAGTATATTAATAACCTCTTACAAACGGAGGATATTGATTATGTCATTGCGATCGACACAGACAGCATTTACGTTACGTTTGACAAATTGGTGGATAATGTTTATCCAAAGGGAACAACGACTACTAAAATTGTCACCTTCTTGGACACGATTTGTAAAAATAAAATTGAACCATATATTAATTTATGTTATAAAAATCTTCATTCGTATGTAAATTCTTATGAACAGAAAATGTTCATGGAACGGGAAGTAATTGCCGATAAAGGTATCTGGACAGCAAAGAAAAGATATATACTCAATGTTTATGATAATGAAGGAGTATCATATAAAGAGCCAAAGTTAAAGATAATGGGTATTGAAAGTGTGAGAAGTTCAACTCCTGAATGGTGTCGTGATAATTTACAATCGTTGATTAAAACAATTATTACAACAGATGAAAAAACAGTTGTAAAAAGTATTGACGATTATCGTAATGTATTTAAGAAATTGAATTTTCTTGATATAGCATTTCCGAGGTCAGTTCGTGGCCTTGATAAGTATAAATCTTCAAAAGATATTTATGTTAAAGCTACGCCTATTCATGTAAGAGGTGTTTTGCTTTATAATCATTTCTTAAAAGAACAAAATCTCACAAACAAATACGAATTAATTCGAGATGGAGATAAGATTAAATTTGCATATCTCAAAGAGCCAAATAGAATTGGTGAGAATGTAATTGCAGTTTCATCTGTTTTACCAAAAGAATTTAATTTAGAAAAATATATAGATTATGATACACAATTTGATAAATCATTTCTTCAACCGATTAAGAATATTTTAAATGCTATCGGATGGAAAAGTGAAAATACTGGAAGTTTAGAATCGTTTTTTTGAGGAGGTAAATAATGGCAGTTAAAGATTTTATTAAACAATTAATCAAGGAGAGTGGAAATGATATGGCGTCGATTGTATCCTCTGGGATTATTGGTGATAGCAATAGTTATATATCTACTGGGTCTTATTCGTTAAACGCATTATGTTCTGGTTCAATGTATGGTGGAGTGCCATCAAATAAAATTACTTGTTTTGCAGGTTCAGAAGCAGTCGGCAAAACTTTTATCACTTTAAGTATTGCTAAGAATTTTCTTGATCAGGATGAGAAAAATCTTGTAATTTATTTTGAGAGTGAAGGTGCATTGACAAAAGATATGATTGAAGAACGAGGACTGGATATAAATAGAATTGGACTATTTCCGGTAGCTACCGTAGAGGAGTTTAGGACTCAATGTGTTCGTATTATTGAGAATAGTGGTAAGAATGATGGTAAGATGATGATATTCTTAGATTCATTAGGAAATCTTTCTACTATGAAAGAAATGGGTGATGTTGCAGGTGGTTCTGATAAAAGAGATATGACACGAGCCCCAATGATTCGTGGAACATTTCGTACACTTGCATTGATGTTATCAAAACATAATATTCCTTTGATAATTACGAATCATACTTATGATGCAGTTGGTAGTATGTTTCCTAAGAAAGAAATCTCTGGTGGTGGAGGAATTAAGTATGCGGCCTCAACTATTGTTACATTAGGGAAACGAAAAAACAAAGATGGAACAAATGTTATTGGTAATATCATTAAAGCTAAATTAGTCAAGGGCAGAATGACTAAAGAAGAATCTATTATTGAAATGATGTTGGATTATGAAAAAGGATTAGATATGTATTATGGTTTAGTTACAATTGCTGAAAAGTATGGTATCTTTAAAAAGGTATCTACAAGATTTGAAACACCAGCTGGAAAAGCATTTGAAAAAACTATTATCAATGATCCTGAGAAGTATTTTACAGAGGATGTAATGAAACAACTTGAAGAAGCAGTATTTAAGGAATTTAATTATGGAAGTAAAGATGGAAAACAAGACGTTTAGTGCATGGATAACATATCAAGCAATTAATGCCCATTTTACCAGAGAGTATGATTATTTCAAGTATAATGGTAAATTGAATATGACTGAATATTCAATGGAAAAACAGTTTCATAAAAATGAAAGTGGTGGTAAATATTCAGCACAAAGAGCTATTTTTTCTGATCTTGGAAAGAT